TCGGGCTTTTTCGGCTTGAGCATCTTTACGCTGTACAACCAATATCTGGCCCATGCTCAATAATTGCGCGAAAAGAGAATTATTGTCAACATCCACTTGCGTAAATTAGTATATGTGATTATAATATGCGGTTTATTACTCAAGAATCCAAATAGGAGCGCATCTGCAGTTGAAATCCTGTCCCGGTTCGGCGCGTCGTCCTGTTTTGTGATCAACCACTGGTGGAAAACCGATCATCTGAATTGTTCCGTCAAGTTCCTTGTGGGATTCGCGCACACGAATATCATGCGATGTAGACCATCGGTATCGTCTGACTCCCGAAGCTTGCGCACGATTCATCGACAGCGTAGAGAAAAACAGACTTGTTTCCTGTCGTGCGAGGAATCGCGCCTTTGCCGCGGTCGTTCCCCATTCATCCTGGATTATCTGGATGATGCTCGAATTGTCGTTCGTGGTCTGTATTCGCTCGATCATTTCCCGGAGTCTGACTATCTGGTCAGGTGTCCAGTTTTTGATATTGAGCTGTTGCGAGTCTGTGTAATCCTGTCGGAGTTTCGTTGCCATGCGCTCAGAGATATCCGGCATGACCCCGATCGAGTACAGATCAGAGCGGATATCATCGGTCATGGCAAACAACGGCAGATCGTTCCCGAGTGCGAGTGACTGAATCGCGTCGTTTACGCTTGATTCGATGTCATCCAGTTGCGATTGCAATTGAGCGATCATGTCATCACGCTTTGATTTCGCGACAACGGCCACGGCGAGCACATCCGGGGCCGGTCGTCCTTTCCACGTTCCGAATCGTTTATCGAACGTGGCAAACTTCGCGAGCTCTGCGGATATTCGCGCGTTGAAGGATCCTCGAAATACACCGGTGTCATATTGCACACGTCCTGAGCGAATCGCGTCAATCAGTGCCGAGTTTGCGTTCAGCTTTTTCATCGGGATATTCACGACGTCAAGAAGAGGCTTGAAAAACTGTCGGTAGAAAAATTCGAGCATTTCAGATTCGACTGGACCGAAGTAATGCGGTTTAACGCGAAGCATTCCTACCGTCCCGCGATTTTGGCCGCTGTTTCCGCCTGAGCTTTCGCTGAATCCACGCCTTTCTTGTACACGTTGACCGAATCAGTAGATGGAGCTTGCACCGATTCTGCACCATTCGGCGGAACCGGATTTGGGTTCACACGCTTTGCAATGTCGGCGTCAAGAACTTCCTCTTTCGCTGCCATTTCTCCGATAGCTTCCGCTCCAAGTAGGCCGCGGTCATACCATGAGAGAATCAGGTTCGACTTTGATTCGAGTATTTGCTGTTGCTCGAGCGCGGGAACTTCCTTGAGCGGTGGATACTCGAATCGGAACGATGGAATACGTCCCCAAAGATTCGCCATTGCAACTTCGATTACGCGACGAATGGATTTTCGCAGTGGTCGGCGTATTTCCGACTCCACCATTTCGTTGTAATTGTCGGTGTCACTTTCACCGGTGGAGAATCCCGATGCCGAAAGGCCGAACAGTTTTGTCATCGGCATTCGAAGAGCCGACGCCACGCCTACTCTGTTCTCGCGCATGACATCCGATAGGCCGGCGAATGTCATTGTTTTCTGTTCGAATACCTCTTCTGTGTCCATGATCAGTGCATTCACGTAGTTCTTGAGCTGATTCGCAAGTTGTATCCGTTTCTGCACAGTAGCAGAACCGCCCGCGGTCAACAGCTTATTCGCGAGATCCTTGATGTGGTAAACATCGATTTTCGACTCATCGAGGATTTCATACAGCACATCGGTTGTTTTCAGATAGTTGTTCAGGTCTCGGAGCATACGTTCTGCTTCAGACATCCCCCAGCCGATCAATTGCCGGCGAATGTAGGACGGCGCACGCTTCCCGGTCCCGATGACTACGCGGCTTGGATCAATTTGCTGACCGTTGAGATACAGGATTGACGCATTCTCGATTGATTCATAATCCTGCATCGCGTGCATCTGGATATCGGGAGTCGATAGCTGCCATCGGTCGACATCGTATAGCTCGATCGGGGATCCCTGCAGACGACGAAAGTTCAACGGTTTCGTCGGATCCTGGTCAGTATTGATGATGAGCGCGCCGCCTCCGTACACTCGCACCCATGACCAATAGTCCTGTATCCGCTGCCATGCGTCATGCTCTTCGAGCCAGTCCATCACATCATCGATATCAGATTGTTCCAGTTCCCCGGACTCGATTGTAATGCCTTTGGCAAGCGCATCCTGAATCGGGAGCTGAATAGCCGTCTGGAATATGCCGTTCCCTGAATACAGGTAGGTGAGTATGATCCGGTTCAGTGTGACAAGAGCGTAATTGTTGGCGTAGGCAACCGTATCGTAACTCGATAGCGCGGAACCGCCTGTACCCTGTATTGCAACAGCCGATACGAGATCAGTCAATCCGTTGTCTATCCGCTGTCGTTTGTGCCGGTTTCTGCTCATTCGATTATCATAACCTCATGAATGATGACGCGCAAGATATTCAAAGAGCATCGAGCATCGAGACTGCTCCCGTGTATTCGTGCATCCGCATAACGAATGCGTCAATCCCGTGGTCATCACCATCCTGTAATTTCGGGAGTTGTTTCCCGTTTTTGTCGCGCGACCATGAATACGTTGAGAACTCACGAATCAATTCGGTATCGCCCTGGACAAGATGGATTCGGTATGATTGCAATCGTGTTGCCACATCCTCTTTATAGTTCGCACGTTTTTTGACCGGCTTGATCCCGTATAATCCCATACGATGCAGGTCTGATATGATGTCCGGACGCGCGGAGTCGGCAGATATTTCCTCGTAATCCTGAACTCCGGCTTTGACCAGTTCGTTGTACAGAGCATCATTATGCAAGTCGGTCCGGTACAAAAGCTGCTTGACCCATATTTCGCGATTCAGTACCCAAACACGGATCGCGGCTGAAGGATCGTTTGAAAACCCAAAGTCAAGCCCGACACCGATTGAAAGTAGCGTTTCCGAGTTTGGCGTTGACTCAACGATGTCCCAGTTCGAAAACACGACGCCTTCGAGCATTGTGAATTCTCCGAGTGCCCACATCTTGTACTTTCCGGGGTTCGTCGTCTTGTACCCTTCAAGCACTCGCGCAACTTCTTTGGGGCAGAACCGATTGTCTTTGTACCAGGTTCGAAGCACAAGCGCATTCGCGTCCGTGTTGATTTTCGCTTTGGACAATTCGTGATCGATAGACAGGAACTTGCGTTGTAGCCAATGCTGAGATCCCGGAATCTGCGGAAAAGGATTGTGCGTGCAGATCATGCGTCCCGGGTATCGATTCGGCGACAATCCAGCATCCAGTGAATCAAAGTCATCTTCGCTGTCTTCGTTCGCTTCCTCGTTCCAGATGATCGTGGCACCGACAAGGGATTTGAGACGGTCCGGATCGTTCAGACCGAAACACCGAAAGCGTGATTTGTTCGGGAGTGTGATTTCCTGAAACGTCGAGTTTTTCTTGTGAGGAATGTTGTGCGACTCGAAGAACCAGAGCAACTGCGCAAATACAGAATCACGCAGAGTGTCGGCTACTTTCCTCGTGCACGCAATGAAATGAGCCGGCTCGGTCATCGCGGTAATCCCGAGAGTCTGCACGACATCCGTTGATTTCGCCGATCGCCGGCCGCCGTAGATTTCGAAATACCGAACATCCTTTCGCAGCGTTCCGTCTGGTCCGAAAAGCTGGAAATAGACTTCGTTGATGTCAATCTTCGGTATCGTCATTCGGCTTTACGAAGTTCACGGTGAACGCCATCGGTGACCCATCTTCACCAGTGAGCTCATGACGATCTCGCCATCGGGACGACCGCCTATTCTTCAGCCAGAAGATTTGAGCAGTCACGCTTGCCGGTATGAACTCCTGATACTCGACTATCTCAACGTGCGATCCGTCCATTTGGCCGTCAGAGACAATCATGGGCTTATGGGCATCATAGTAGCCGCCGAGTGCTGACTGCAATAATGCTCGCTCCACTTTGTCGTCCGGCTCATCTTTGCCGATCTTTAGGGATTCCGAAAACTCAGGGTATTTGTTCTTCCAGAGCGAAAAGGTTGAAAGAGATATTCCCATGATGTCGGCCATTTCTTCGTCGGTGTATCCACGAGAAGCAAGGGACTGCGCAATTCTGCAATGAGTTGGCTGATGATACTTCGATGGACGACCGCCTGGCATTATTTCCCCTTCTCTGCCGCGATTTTCCCGCAGATTTCTTTCGCTGATTCCTCGGATTTCCCTTGAGCTTTCATGTAGGATACGCATCCGTCGAATCCGCCCTTGAATGTCCCATCTGGATTCTTGTACTGATCGCCGGCCGCGTTTCGCTTTGATGCTCGATAGACCTTGACTGTGTTCTGTCGCATTTTCCCTGCCTCCCGTAATGCAATAGCCTCTGCTTGTTTCTGCGGATGTCCAGATTTCACAAGCTCGGCTATGTTTTCCGAAATGACTTTCTGACTTGATCCTTGTTTCAACGGCATCTTGTCACCTCATTGATATATTACAACGATTCGGCAGGATGGTTAATACCGTTCGGATACCACTTTGTTTTCTCTTTCCATCGCTTTTCTGATTCCTCGATCGCTGAGGCCATGCGCTCGTCAACAGTTCGTTCCGCTCCGCAGAATTGGCAGACAGCCGTTCGGCCCACTGGCCAGCATGACCATTGATGGCACCCTGGACATGCTGAAGAGACAATTCGGCGTTGAATCGCGCCTCCGATTCCTGCTTCTTTGCATGCTCTTCGAATCTCCGAAACTCCCGGAGGTCCGAACTTCGTCGGATGGTTGTCTCGCACCGCAAGGCGTATCTGCTCCATGTAGGATGCAGAACGAGACATGTCGGACGAATTACCGATCAGGTCATTCAGGTACAGCTCGACGGTATGCCGACCGCGCTTGTACTGGCCGTAGTATGACTCGGCCCATCGCACGAATGCATCAACGGGGTTTGATTCCATATTGCTCCAAGCTCCTAAAATATTCTGCTTCTGCCTTGTCGGGATCCGGCTCTGATCCGTTCCCGTTTGACCGTTCGTTTCGCTCCCATGTTCGAATGGCCGCCTGCCAATCCTTCATCGGATTCTTGCCGATCTTCCAGCCTTTGGACTCGTAGAAGTCCAGAAACGATTCCGCGTCCACGCTGTTTTTTCGAGACAGGCAGTAGGCTCTGACCTCGATCAGAGAAGGTTTTTTGAATTGAACAACGGGAGTCCTCTTATATCTTATTCTGTTCTGTATCTGTATCTGTTCTGAGTCTGTATCTGGTTGTTTCTGTATCGTTTCAGTAACGGCCTTGGAACGTTTCGGAAACGTTTCATTTTTCTTCCTCCATTTCCTTACCCTATCTGTACTTGTGTCAGACACGAATTGTCTTTTGTTCCAATTCAAAATGTTCCATTTTTCATCGATGAAACGCTTTGAAACAAAAATTTGTTTCATTTGTTTCATGTCCGTTTCAGATATTCGCAGCGCAAACGCAATCTCATGTTCCTGTAACGTTTCAAGAACGTTACTGCAACGGAGACAAAATAGCATCACTAATCGACGCTGCATAACCTCGTCCATGGACTGAACTTTAGGATCGCTCGCAAACTCAGAGTATAGTCTGAACCAGGGATTCGACATCTGTTTACCTCAATCAATGATGGAAACCCGGGTAAGTTCCGAGTGCGCTTTGTGCTTCCGGTGACGTGGAATCTGTGCTTTGTCGAGGAGCATGTAGAGCGTCGGGACCGAAATATCTCCCAACTCCCGGCATGCGTCCCGGAGTGTACAGGAATCATATATCCGCTGTAGTTCCGCTTTCGTGATTGTGATTTGCTTCATACCCGATAGTACCATTGGCACCTATAAGAGTCAATCGAAAATAAAGTGCAATTTGTGCGAAAAAACCCTTGCATTATCTACATAGGTATGGTATTATCATAGTAGATGGTGCGGGTAGCACCGAGGAGGACGAGATGACAGAGCAGCAGTATGATAACATGGTTAACGAGGGCGGAGAGGGATATAACCCGATAAGAGCAGAGCGGGAGCGCAAAGAGCACGAGGCCCTCAATAGCATGCCAAGGACTCGCGACGATATCATGACCGATATAGATCGCCTTGACAACTCGATTGCGCGCGAAAGCGGCACCTATGATGCACAGCGCGTAGCAGTGCTCAAGCAAGAGTTGGCTGATTTTGACTCAACCGCAGAGCTGGAGTTTTGCGCCGAGTGGACAGCCG